CACCCCCTCGGAAGGCATAACCCTTCCCTAAAAGTAGCTCAAGAACGAGCTAACCTTTTCGAGAGTCGCAAGACTCAAGAATAAGGCACCCAGCCAATACGGTATCCCTGAGGAGAGGACCGAGGAATAACACCCTCGCGTCCGTCCCCTGTACCGTATGTGGCGCAAGCTAGTACTACATCCGGATGGAAGTAGCGCCAAGAAACTGCCTTTTGTTTCTTGGCCACTAATCCCTTGTAGTACCTGATCCCATCTCGCCAACGAATCTGGTGTCTCGATTCATCCTTGTCCCACAGTATTACGTCGCCAAGGCCTTTGGGGCCTCGAAGACTACGTACTGCAGAAGGTAATGAATCCAAGACGGCAAACCAAGCACGAAGGTCAACGTCAAACTCGCAAGAGTCAAGACGCTGATTAAGTGCATGAAGACCGTTAGCAAATGAGATATACTCTGTTGGTTCATTTGGCAATTCCTTAAGAAAGAAAGGACGTACACTCCTACCGTCGAAATAGTCACCGCCACAGCTCTCCCGGAAGGGAGTGTCGCCATGGAATGACTTATCCGAGTTCAGAGTGAAACCAAAGAACTTGAGAGCCGCGGTTAAATTTCGGACAACGTCATCTTTTACGATGATATCATCCCCGAAAACGAATACGTCTCCACCCAACACGCCAACGTGGTCGGTCTCGCGACTAACCACACAGGCAATTGCGGCAAAGATAATCGTTTCCAGTTCGAAAGTATAACCGTTCCCCATACTCGAAAACTTTTCGAGTACGACCCAGTGCTTATCTATCAGCGTTTTCTTCGATCGAAGATCGTCGAGCTGATCGTACCAGCCATGGGGTAAGAGGAGTCTAACTAGATTCCTGCTTACGGTGTCGCTTGCATTTGAGAGATCGAGAGTAGCAAACTCCCGCGATACGGAAGAGGCACAAGCAACCCGCTTGTGTATCTCTTGCGCACTGTCAAGATCCCAACCAACTTTCCGAAGTTTCCTCCGAAGAACCCTTCCCAGGGCTAATTGGTAGAACCCATTAATCGATGGTTCCGCTGCTATGCAGCGGTCGATTAATGCTGTCTTAGGTACCGTTGCGAAACGGTTACCTTGGACAAAGGACAGCTCTCCATGACGTTGAGCCAGAGCGGCTCCCCATTGAGTTCCCAACCACTGTGGTAGGAAATAAATGGCGTCATGAGTTAGAGTAGGGTCTGTAGACATTTTGTCGGGTACAGTGGTCTTCCCGCCGCGATCGGAGTAAGTCGCCCCGGGGCCGAACCTTCCCTGAACTAAATCAGGAGGTGCGGCCCCAAGCCAGCTACGGATGATTTTTCGAATCTCGCGAATTAATCGCTCAATCCTCGGTACCCTTGGAGCATCTTCTAAAAAGAAGATCCTGTTTTCGGGCAAGTACCGATCAAGTCGTAGGTTTGTTCTGGCACAGTCGCGTTCACCCTGCCACCACTTCTCGATTGCTCGAGAGCGGCGTTGGTCATCGCCTGGAAGCTGTTGAAGCTTCTTCAGCAATGACACAGCCGCCGCATCGCGGAGGTAGGATAACGCATCTGTGTACTGACTCGGTTTGACACTCAACTTCGCCAAACCATCCCACTCCCCATAGCGCAACATTACTGATGCGCTCAGAGCAATAGGAGTTCCGAGGCCCTCATAGAAAAGAAGGGCCTGACGCGTCACATCACAAGGCAGCGTCCGCTCGAACATGATGGTTACGCCTTAGTTAGGGGCGTAACCTGCCGAGGCCGCTTGCTTCACCAACGATTGCGCTAACAGGTTACAAGCCTGATAGATCGCTTGGTTGATGTTTGTAGCAGGCAGAGCCTGTGGCACTGTCATGATGCCATCGATCACAACGCGATCACTCGCGCTGTACTTAGTGGTAGTGCTGTCTTGCAGCGCATACGGCGAGACGAAGTTAAACTTCGTCTGCCGCGCTGTCTTGGAGCCGTTCCACAAAGTCCACAACTTGAAAACGTTGCGGAGACCAACCGGCAGAGCGGCCGGAGCGCCAGTGTCCTGACGCCACACGGCGGGGGAACCATCACCCCCAGAAGCAGAGACCGCATCATAAACGATGTCAGTCGTGCCGTCAAACATTTTGACGGTCATTGACGCCATAGTAGGCATTTTGTTTCCTTAAAGGAGATTTAACGCAAGGATTTCAAACCATTAACGAGTAATGCGCAGGCCGTGAAGCCGCGCTGCCACGAGGGCAGTTTGAAAGGTCGTAAACCGAGACTTGGTAGCGTGAGACCCAAGCTTCGCGACTGACCGCCGCACTCAAATTTCGAGGGCGGCATGTAGAAGGGCGGGTTATCCCATGTTTCCATGGTGGTACCTTTCCAACTAACTGTGGTTAACGGATTTTTGGTAGTCAATCCCCAAAAATCGGTGGCCTGTCCAATAAAGGACTCCACATTGACGAACCAATCTACCACGAATGATAGAGGTATCGTCTGCCACAGGAGCTGTGCCGGGTTCAAAACACCCATAGCATTGGCGAGATACAGGTTAGGGTTGCTGATCGCAACCTCAACCATCATCTGGACACGTATCTCATAGTCCCAAAAAGTCTGGCTCTGATAAGGCCCGG